ACCTTCCACATATTTCAATTTTAGAATGCGATTGTTTAATCCATTGAATTGATCAATTAATTCAATGATTTCTTTCCGTTCTTTTTCTAATCGTTCAATTCGATCATTCAATCGTTCAACTACTCCTTTTAAATGCTTTTGTTTTTGTAAAGCTGTCAAAAACTTTTGATGTTTTGCAAGGTCCCCATCATCACCATCTGAATAGTTTGACCAGCGATAAAGTTCTCTTGTATTGATTTTCAAATCAATCTTTAGTTCAAGTAATTCCTCATCAATATCAATTATCGAATTTACCCATTCATAAATGATGAATCACCTTCTTTTTAATTTTTTATTTGTAAAAGTGTGGACGTCCATACTTTGTCCATACTTTAAAAACTAAAGTGTGGACGTGTTTATCCTTACTGCCACATGAGTTACATCGATTTTTCCACACTGTCCACACTTTTTCAGTCCCTATACTATATATATATTATTATTAATATATTCTTTCTTTTTTTTATAAGTAAAAGAAAAAAGTATAGACAGTATGGACAACATACTTCAACCCCTTTTGTATCAAAGGATTGACCCGTCCATACTTTCATAAAAAAAGTGTGGACAAAGTGTGGACGTTTAACTAAAGTGTGGACGCTTCATTCGCTACATATTTATAGAAGAAATGTTTTCTTCCCATCATTCTCCTTTCTTTTTTTTCATAGCCTAGTGACTTCATTCTCTGCGTAAATTTGGTTTGTGAGTATGGCTTTGCTCCTGATTCTTCACAGAATCGCAGATATTCTTCGTAAACCGCTTTTGTAGTCATGTTTTCATCGATTGATCTTTGATTAATGAACCCTAAGATCGTATCGCTTTCCACAAAATACTCTTCTGTCACTTTCGCGACGGTTTCGGAGGAGGAAAGCTGTCCCCCATTATTATTGATGCGTTCCATTGCATTCAGTGCAATGTTTAGTAGATATGACTTGGCATTGTCTGTGGAAAGTTTCTCATCTATTTTAGGATCTGCTTTTGTTACTTTATTCTCACAGGGAATCACTACCACCCGACGAGCAATCCCACCAGACTTATCTTTGAACGTCGGCATTTCATTTGCTGTAAAAATTAGCGTTGCTTTATTTTTTAATTTGTAAGGCTTCGAATAGATGGGGCGGACCATGATCGTGTTTCCAGAAGCCAAAGTTTTGAAGTTCATTGATTTTTCCATGTACCCAGCATCGATATCGTCCCCAACATTCACCAGTTTCCCTTCCAATTCCATTACGGATGTTTGATCGTTAAATTGTTCTAGTGCAAGGTTAAGACCTAGATCACCGATGAATGAATTTAGCATCTCAAGAAACGTTGATTTTCCATTTGCTCCGGAAGAACCCACCAAGAAGAAAACTTTATGTGGAAAGCCAACCGTCATTAAAATATGGCCAAGCATTTCTTCGATGACATTTCGTAAGTCTTTTTTATTTGAAGATAAGAAATCTAAGAAGTCATCCACTGTTTTGTCGTAAGCATCTGGATCATATTCCACATCCAAGAAGTAAGGAGTGAATTCTTTTGTTGCCATAGGGATGATATCCGCACCATCAAGCATGAAATTGTTTCTAAACTGAATGGGAAAATCATGTATTTCAATGAGTTCGCCCTTTACTTTGAATAAATCCAGCAGCTGTTTCCAGTTGTTTGGCTTTAATTTGATTCGCTGATCAATCTGTCTGAGTAATTTATTTTGATCGTTTATCCAGCAGTTATTTTCTTTATGGAAGGTCGATCCGTTGAAAAATTTGATACCTAGATCATCCGCAAGTGCTTCACTAGTCGTAATCATGTCTTTTGGATCCAAATAGAGCTGCTCGCGAATTTCTTTTTCACTTACTGAGTTCACTAATCCTGAAACATCCGTCTCAGGAAGTGGATCGGCGTACACTTCTTCATTGATGAAATGAGCAATTTTGGTCAAGGTGTCATAATCAATTTCGTACATTTCCCGTACGGTTAGAAGATGAGCGTACAACGAACTGTTTCGTGAGCCTTCTTTCATATTAGTCAAAACATTTTTTAATCGACTAGGCAACAATTCTAAGGGTAATGTTGGTAGATCATCGAACATGTCTAAATTGCCGTGCATTTTTCTTAGTCGACCATTTTGCTTGATCGTACCGGTGGTATTATTTCCTGTTTTATAATCAACGAGTGCGCCAGAAACAGTTAGTTTCTTGGTCCAATTTCGCAGAAGAACTTTTTTACCATTTATTTGAATGGGTCTTCTGTAATAGAGATGCAATCCACGCTTTGTTTCAAAAGCTAACGTTGGATATTTCTCTAATAGCTTAAAACCAATCTCTGGATACTCATCAAAATCAACAACGACTGTTTCTGGATTCAATAAGATTGCAGCATCATTCAATTTAGAAAGATCTGTGTAGAAGTCTTCTAGGCTTTTTTGATCAGGCTTTTTTTGCCCTGGTTCAAGTTTTATATATTTAAGCACACTGTTTTCCCACCGCCTTTTCTACTTTCTAAAATGAGTTTTTTTCAATTTGTTCAATGTACCATGCTACATCTAAGTCTTTTTTTGTTACTTTCTCATAACTTAGAAATTTTGGCGGTGATCCCGGCAGCTTGGAATGAAGATCCTTCTTCACTTGAAATACGCCGCCATATTTCTCGTTTGTTGTGGCAATACCGCAAACGGTTTGATTCATTGGCACATACTTCCCGGAAACCTGTTGTTCAATTCCTTCGTATTCCTTATGCATTTTTCCGACGAAAAAATAATCAGATATAGCCGCCTTTTTGAATGCTTGTACCACAAATTCCTGTGGTTTTACTCCATTAACTACTGATTCAAAAATACCGCGAGTGATCACTGGTATTTGGGAGGACTCGTACGTCGCTTCAGAAAAAATACCTCGTTTTACCATCGATCCATCTTTTTTTATAAAGACATAATTGTTCACATCTTTTTGAAACACTTTATGATAGGAATGAACTGAAACAGTTAAATGCAATTGCTGGCACCACAGATCAAGTAATTCTCGGATGATCGGTTCCATGATTGGATTAATTTTGATCAGAATACCATCGGTGTTTGTTTGTACTAGTTCCTCATAAAAATTTTCAAGTACAAGTATTAAATGGGTAATGATCAATTGACCGCTAATTGTTACTGAAAAGTATTTCTGAGGATCAAACATAGCTGAAAACGGATTGTTCATTGAGCCGTTAACGGCATTGATCAACGTTTTATAGGTCAAATTTTCCGTTTCAACTTTCTTTTGATACAAATGATCAAAAGCTTTCGGATTCTTTATGGCCACACTCAAAAAATTGTTATTTCTTATAATAGATGGAAAGAATTGCTTTACATCAATCAGCAAAAATGTTCCTTCCCCTTTGTATTTCTCTTTTGCTGCATGAAGTCCACCGAATCCATACACGTGGGTCAGGTTGGCCAACGTCATCTTGAACTTTTCTTTTTTGAGCTTTTCTTCCATTGTGTTTTGATAAGTGGTGCGGATTTTATCATAAAAGGAAAGTAATCGCTCAGGAAGTTCAAACTTTGGTATATAGCGATCATAGCTATACATCAGCACATTCGGTCGTTTGGGTGTCTTTTTCGCCTTCAATATTTCTGCAGCAAGATTGGCTCTCGTTTTCCTCAAAGAACGAGCTGGCAAATTAAATTCTTTGACAATCTCAAACTTGGTTTCTAGATATTCTTCTCTAAATTCAAAAACTCGTTCTAAAACTGCAATTCGCTTTTGGCAAAATTCTTCCTCATTCTTAGCAGATATATCCATATTCAAATTAAAAGCAATTTCTTCAATCGTACAATTTCTGGCTTCCTGCATTAAATCAATTGAAAGATACTCTTGAAGGTACGTGCTTTTTCCGTCTGTCAGTACCTTGGCTAAAAATTTATCACTCTCTTGATAATTGCCATAGCCAACTAGATAATGAACAGCTGAGAGAGCTTTTTTAAGGCTCTCTAGATTGTTAGCTGATTCAATTTTTCTATCCGTTTTAAACACTGCTAGCCAATTATCGCTATTCTTATTCCTATACAGCCAGTAAAAAGTAAACATTGGCATAGCTCCTTAAAATTTAGAATGGAAGGTCTTCATCTGAGATGTCAATCGATCCCGAACGATCAATCGGCTGATCAGCTGGATCATCATATGCAATAAAATCATAATTTTTATATGGTCGGGATGGGTCCTTTTTATTTTGTGTAGACTTCACTTCTAAAATAAATTGACTACCAACGCCGTCTTTAAATGCAGCAGCCATGGTTGTTTCATCTTCCCAGTCATCATCGGTCAGTTGCAGTCCAATTACAGAAGCCAGTTTGGCCACAATCTTGATATTTTTTTGGAGAACAAATTCTGGAACTTTGGCTGTGTCGAACCCTAAGTTGATAAATTCTTTTTGGCCAGCTACTTCTCCGACAGTTACTTCATTTTCAAAAGATAATGCTTCCCAACCGCTTTGAAAAACTTTGTGTTCAACATTGGCCAAGGTTACATCGTATTCACCATCAGCAAGACCTTGGTTGCCGCCTGCGTTTGGATCGTCTGTTTTTGGATCGAATCCTGCTAAAATTTCATTTGCTAAATCTTTTAATCCCATGTTAAATTCCTCTTTTCAATATATTTTTTTTATTAGACTTTTGGTTTGATTCGCTGTGCTTTTTGTGTGGTTGTGGCTGGTTGAGTCTTAGATGTCGTTTGATTAACCGGAGCTGTTTTTCTTGCTTCTGGTTTAGCTTTGCCAGTTGGTTCAGCTGATTGAACAACCTCTTCGCTGGGCTTTTCTTCTGTTTCTGAAGTTACTAGAATATCTTCTTTTTTCTCAATTTCTTTTACAATGTCATCTTGGACTTTTTTGGTAGTTTTTGGTGAACGGCCAAATACACCAGTGATCGTGTCTAATATAGATAAGATCAATTTATCATCTACCTGCTCCCGCATATAATCTTTGCGCCGTGCTTTTGCCACACGAATATAGTTTTTGCCAACTTTTTTGCATTGAATCGATAAGTCACAATTTCCATTCACGATGTTTTGGTGTTTTTCTTTCAATGAAGGAATATCGATCTCAGTTTGTCCCTCCATCTTTGTAGCATTTCGGGAAATGTAAATCACATTCATCGGCAATGACTTTAGTTCGATAACTAACTGCTGAAAAATATTCGTAAATGCTGCGTATCCTTTTCC